CCTCAGCGGCTTCGTGGCAGGCCATAACCTATGGGAACGGTGTATTCGTCGCCATTGCCTACAACGGCTCTACAGCGACATCGGCTAACGGCACAACGTGGGTGGCCGGTAACGCTTTGCCTATTGCCACGGGTTGGTACTCTTTGGCCTACGGAAACGGTGTTTTTGCTACCGTTTCGCAGGTTCCCAGCGGAACTACTGCTGCAACCTCCACGAACGGCATTGACTGGACCTCAAGAACATTACCGTCTTCCCAGTCATGGGCTGCTGTAGCCTATGGAAACAACACCTTTTTGGCTATTGCCACCAGCGTCACAAACGCAGCCACATCACCGGACGGTGTTACGTGGACCGCTAGGTCCTTACCTTCCGCAGCTAACTGGCAAGCCGTAGGGTTTGGCGGGGGTAAATTCGTGGCTGTAATTTATAACGGCAGTGTATGTGCCACCATCGACTACGCCGTAAACGCCACCTCATTCGTCCTACCCAACGTCCAAACCTTCACCGGCACCACCGCTTACATAAAGGCGACATAACATGCTCACCTATTACGCCTACGACAGCCAAGCCATCTACACCAACCCGGTGACGTTCGACCCCTACGGGCCGATCCCGCCCAACTCGACGCCTATCGCGCCTCCCGCTCTCACAGGCACTGAGGTCGCGCAGCTTCAGTCTGACGGCTGGGTGATCCTATCCGAGCGTCCGCCTGCACCGCCGGAGCCAGAGCCTGTGCCGCCTCCTGCGCCCGAATATACCCGTTTGCAGTTCCTCTTCCTGTTCACGCCGGAAGAGGTCATCACGATCCAGAACGCGGCGCTCACAGACCCGTCCGTGGCCTACTACAACTATATGATCAACGCGGTGGTCACCCTCCTGCTCACCGATCCAACCGTCATCGCCGGGGTGAACATGCTGGCGACGCAGGGCGTCATCACTCCTGAGCGTGCGACACAAATCCTCGCTGGTGATCCGGCTCCTGTCGTCGATCCTGCGCCCGTAGCCCCATGAACCAAGACGCCTTCCTGACGAAGCGCAAGGGGATCGTGGGCTATGCAGCCCGCGTCTTCGTGGCCCTTGACCAACTCCTGAACGCGCTCCTTGGTGGGGATGAGGACGAAACCCTATCGTCACGCTTGGGTAAAGACGCAAGGCGCGGGCGCTACGTCGGGTGTGTGTTATGCAAATTGCTAGACTTGATTGATAAGAACCATTGTGAGAAAGCTATAGAGCGGGACGAAGGAAAACGGCCCGATCAGTACAACCCACCTTCTTAAGGCTTGAGCCATGACCGACAAATTGACCGATCTTGAAATTGATATGATCGCTGAACGGGCGGCTGAAAAAGCCATCGTTAAGGTCTATGAGCAAATCGGTAGATCCGTGGCCGAAAAGGTATTTTGGTTCATAGGCGTGGTTGTTGTCGGGATGCTGATTTTGGTGTCGGGTAAAGGGATTCTAAACTCATGATCGAAGAGCTAGTCTCTCGCGTTTTTGCCATGCGGAACGCGGCCCATGTAGCTCACTGGGCCACCAAGTCATTCAGCGAGCATTCCGCCCTGGGTGACTTTTATGACGGACTGATCGACAAGATTGACGCCATCGTAGAGGTGCATCAAGGCTGGTACGGCCTGATCGGTGAGGTCCGCATCCTTATGATGCCCAAGGGCGACCTTCCGGCCAAGATCCGTGAAGAGCTAAAGTGGATTTCTCAGAACCGCGAGAAGATCGCTCAGAAGAACACAATGCTTGAGAACCTCATTGATGACCTGATGAGCCTCTACAGCACGACCCACTACAAGCTCGTGAACCTGAAGTAGCCATGACCTTTCACCTTAGCCAACGCTCAAGCCTTAACCTGACCGGCGTCCATCCCGATCTGGTCAAGGTCGTCATGCGGGCGCTCGAAATCTCGCCGCTAGACTTCACGGTTATTGAGGGCATTCGCACCGTCAAACGCCAGCAGGAGCTATTTGCTTCTGGCGCGTCCAAGACGATGAAGTCTCGCCATATACATGGCTTTGCCGTGGACGTAGCGCCGCTTGTGGCGGGTTCTATCCGCTGGGACTGGCCTTTGTATGATCGGCTGATTGTGGCCTTCAAGCAGGCCGCTAAGGACGTCAAGGTCAAGGTTGAATTTGGTTACGACTGGAAGACCTTCAAAGACGCTCCGCACCTTCAACTCCCCCATGCGGCTTATCCAGATCCGGTGAAAGATGCTTAAGTTCATCAAGGCCCGCCTTAGCGAACGCTCGACCTGGCTGCTGATCGGCACCAGCGTTGCGGCAGCGTCTGCCCTGATCGCGCCTTGGTCTTACGTGTCAATGGCTGTTGGGGCGGTCGCGGCCATGATTCCTGACGGAGATATCAAGCAATGAGCAATCTGGCCGTCACCATTGGTATTGTCATTGCCGCCTTCTTCATTGGGTGCCTTAACGGCTACGTTGTCCGCGACGGCGCGGCCAAATCGTCTGCGGCCAGAGCGTACAAGGCGGCAGAGGGCCAACGCATCATTTTACAGGGGCAATTGAATGTGGTCTCGACGAAGTACGAAAAAGAACGTGAGCGGGCCAGCCGCGTGGCGGTGGAGCGTTACAACACCGTCAGGGAGTACTACCGCACGGCTCCTCCAATTGACGCTTCTTGCGGCCTTCCTGATCTTCCTTACAGCCTGCTCGTCAACAGCGTCCGTGACGCCAACGTCGCCGCTTCCGGCGAACCTAGCCGCGACTTGCGAGCCGTTACCGGCCCCACCAGAACCGGCCATTGATCCTGACCGGCTGACGTGGGAGTTGGACGTGGTTAGCAAATATGCTGACTGCGCCACTAGGCATAGGCTGGTCGTAAAATCTTGGCCACGTTGACGCCATAGCCTCTGGAAATGACGGGACGTCCGACAATCACTAAGCGCATGTCTAGCTCTGGCGCGTCATAGAATGAAGCGTGGCGAACCATAACGTTTCGGTAGTTCTCTAGCGCATAATGCGAATCGACGGGACGGCCAGGTTCATAGAAATAGACCTCATCCGGCCAATCGCGCACCGTCTCAATGATCCGCTTGATATACGTCTCGTTGTCATCGTTGTGCGAGTTGATGAAGACAAAATCATCCTTGAATGACCGCACGGCTTGGAAGCGTGGGTATTTACCGATCCCCCGCAATTGGTCGTACAGGTCATGGGCCATCAATTCGATCTTTGGCATCCTATCCTCCATGTTCACGCCCATAGTAAGCAATGATAGCCGCCTCTGCGCGCCCATCGTCCTTCACTCTGGACCATTGGCTGGCATAGCGCGGGAATAGCTCCGAAGCCCGCAGCCTGGCCCCGTCCTTGTCGGTCGGCGTCTGCGTCTTGCGCTTCCACACTTGCGGCGTCACCTCCACGATGGGGATGAAGTTAGCCGCCACCGCACCGATCACCACGCCAGCGGCGCGGCCAAAAGTGAATGCGCCGGCATGGCCGTTCCCCGGCATGGACGCCACCTTCTCAATGACGCAAGTGATGCCTTGCTGCTTGGCCCATACGTCCAAGATGACTGCCAATTGGGCATGGTCTACCCGCCGCTTGGTACCGTCCTGAATGGTCGGCATGTCGTGGATCTCTAGTTCCCCGTCGTGCAGGAGCGCCAGAGCGCCGCCAAGGCCGGGGTCAATTCCTATGATGGGGTTACTCAAAACGGCACATCATCTGAAAATGGCACTCCATTATTGGACCCTCGGCCTTTCATGGCCTCCTTGCGCTGGGCCATGCTCTGCTTAGGCGGCATGGCCTTTGCGCCGTGTATAAATGTCTCACCCGTCTCGCGGTGTTTGTACTCGATGAAGTTGACGCCAGCGTCAATCGGGTCGGCATTGGGTACAAAGTCTGGGATCAAAAGGTGCTGGTCGCAGCCCTTGCGTTGGTCCGCAGAGGTAAGGAATTTGTCCGCCAGTTCGCAGCGCCACTTGCCGCCCTCCACGGGCGTAGAATGAGCGCATGTGCGGCAGTTAACCTCGGCATCGGCCTCTTGATGGCACAGGTCGTACATATCGCAGAATTTGCATTCCCAATATGACGGGTCGTCGCTGAGTTTCAGCGGGGCCTGCTTGGCGTGGACGATGCTGTTAGCCCGCTCCAGCAGTGATCTAAACGCAGGCTCGTGGTAAGGCACGACCTCGGTGTACACGGCGTCTGTGTTCTTGTTGACGGCGATGTACATGGAATAGGACAGGCCAAGGAAGCCCATATAGGTCTGCATCTGGGCGTAATGCTGGGGCTTCTGGCTCTCGACGGACCAATCTTTGAGTTTGCTGAACGTCTTGTCGTTCATGGTCTTGCACTCAAGGACCATCCAGTCCTCCGGATATTCGGGGAAGTTCTTGCCAATGCCATCGACAGATCCGCCAAAATGGCCAGAATCGTCACGCACAGTGATCTGCTTGCCGTCCTCATCCGTATAAAGCTCTACGCCTATGCCGCGCAGTTCCTCGGCAATGCGGACTTCCTCACGATTGCCGGTATTGAACAGGCGCAACATGCGCCCTTCGAACTTGGGCATTACGGCCCACCGGAAGGTGAGCCATAAATACCTGTTGCAAGAATGCCCGATCAGGGACGCGCCTAGATGGTCGCGGAAGTCTTGTGGCTTGGCTTCGTACCATGCCGTTATGGCCTGGCTCGTCAACTGATCGGGCTTGGTCACTTACTTACGCTCCCAAGGCTTGGCAGCGGCTGGCGCTGCCTTGGTAGCCGCAGGACGCGCAACAGGCGCTGACGCGGCTCCTGCGGCCTTGTAGCCCATAACGCGGTTGCGTGTGGGGTCTTTGCGGTCGATGTCCAGAACGATGGTGAACGGCGTATCGTTCAGCATGTCCGTATCGGACAGGGCCTCAATGCCACAAGCCAGGCTAATGGACTTCAGAGCGGCGCGGGCGATAGTCTCCGCGACCTCGTTGGCGTTGTGGATGTTCAAGCGTTCCCAGATCTTGCGACCGGAGAATTCACCGTCCACGATCTGGATGACCATTTCGAGATATTCGCCAGTGCCGGACTTGGTGGCCTTCATCTGGTTCTCGGTCACGATGGCGAGATATTCGCCGCGTGGCAGAGGGTCAAAGTTGCTCTTAGGGGCTTCGTATGACGAAACGTCAAAGTCGATGGTAGCCATGTTTTCAGTTCCTATTTGATTGCGTTTGCAAAGGCGTCCCAAGTCAGCGGAATGCTGTCGGGCAGATTGTAGCGGTTCTTGGCCATGTAGGCAGGGCGCTCAGTGGTGAACAGCATACGCTCACCGGATGAGATCCCTCTGGCCACGGTCTTGTTAAAACCAACGTCGTCCTTTTTGACGATGGTCTTGTAGTTGGCGAACATAACGGCGTCCGCCCATTCCCGCACCACGGCGTTGCTGCGCTCTTGCAGTTTCGGCTGGTAGCGGTCAAACGGCTCGACTTCAGGACTGTCGAACCGCTTAATGGTGTTGTGTGCCAAAAGGATCACAGTCATCTGCTTATCGTTCCGCAGGGCGTTAAGCCCGTCCAGAACGTCGCGCCATTGTTGGGCTGCGATCATTGCGCCTTTGCCGTAGGCAAGGTCTTTGGCGTCGTGCTTGGCTTCCATCTCACGGTGGATGATGGCTTCAAGCCAATCCAAGCTGTCAAGCACCACCGTCTTATAGGGGTGGTCTTCTGCATAGAGTGCTCCAATGGCGTCCATGACGTTATCCAGTGAATGAGCGATGGGAAAATGCTCGACGTCCAAAGATCCCAAACCATCCTCGGTGAGGATAAAGATTGGGTCTGGTGCGCCAGCGGCAAAGGTGGACTTGCCGATACCCTCGACGCCGTAGACCATAAGGCGCGGCGGCGCGGTGTTGTCGTTACGGCTAATGCTTTTGAGATCAAAAGCCATTATTTGTCCTCCCCGGATTCGATTTGCACGTAAGGCTTCGCGGCCTTTGACGTGATGTGTTTGGCAAGGCTCTTCCAAAGGTCTGCGCGGTATTCCCGCAGATCCTTTAGCTTCGTCTCGTTGAGTTCCTTCTTGATCCGCACAGGCTGGAAGTTCTCAGGCCACTCTGCGGTCAAAGCCTCAAGCGCGGCCATATCGTCGGCCTTGAAATTGGTCTTGAGGGTGATGCAAATCTTCAGCCCGCCGTCCAGCTTGAAGGTGGACTTGCCGTCCTTGTTTGGCTTGATAGCCTGGACGATCTGGTCTTCGATATCTAGGCGGCGTTGGTTTGCCGCCACTTCTTCGCCCTTGGCTGCGAGCCAGAAAGTTGCCAAGGCTTGTAGGTTATCATCGTTGGTCATTTGGTTTGCTCCGTTGAAGTTCGACCATCTAATATCAGGCCGTATGAAAACGCAATATGATTTTATCAAATAATGTGGATTGCTTGTTATTTTATTTTATGCCAGCATTCCGGCACCATAGAAGAGGATGTCATGGCTAAGATTAAATATCGGTGTCAACCCGCATACAGTGTCGTTACGACAATCGGGGACGTAACCCATACGGCCTCGCTGCTGGGTCTTACGCAATCGGCTGTCAGCCGTTGGATCACCCCTGTCGATCAGGGCGGAACCGGCGGCGTTATTCCACAAAGGCACTGGGATAACATCCTTGAGATTTGCCCAGCACTAGACGTGTACGATCTGTCCGGCCACCCCCGCCCTTAAGGCACACAATGGATAATTCAGATTTCCTTCGTGCCGTCTACGGCGCGATACAGGACAATTACGGCTGGACCACGAGTTTTGCATCTGACCCCAATAAGTCGGAACCGACCGTCTGGGGCGGCAATGCTTGGACCGGCTCGCCAGGTCAGAAAAACCTGATCGACAAGCGGGTCAACGATAACAACTTCTTTTGCGTGTCCCTTATGGCTGCGGATAAGCGCCGCCGCTCTAAGGATGCGTTTGTTCGCCTTTGCGTCTTGCTGGCAGATGATGCCCAGCCTGACGAACTGTTCGGCAACCCGTCCTACACAATCGAGACGTCTCCCGGCAACTATCAGGTTGGCGTGCTGATTGACCGGGATGATCCGGATGCCCGCGACCAAGGTTTGATTGATCTGGTCTTGCAGCGCATGGCAGCGGCTAATCTGATCGGCGCAGATGCTAGCGGTAACAACATTGTTCGCTATGGCCGCTTGCCTGTCGGCTGCAACACTAAACAGCGTGACACAGGCGTCTTTGCGACCACGGTCCTACAAGCCGATCTCACAGCCACCTACAGCCTTGCGGACGCTGTGGCTACATTCGGCCTAGACCTTGAGGAGATCCGCTCAGGCACCCGCGCAGCGCCTTCCGCGACTAAGGATTTGGACAAGACCAGCCTCACCGCTGTCGATCTGTACAAAAGCCTTATTACGACCAACATGGATGAGCGGTCTTATCATGATCCCCTGCTGAAGCTATCGTCTGGCATGATCGCGGCGGGCATGGCCCCCGGCGCGGTGGTCAATAACCTCCGCTCACTCATGCTCGCAACGCGGCCTGAGACGGGCGCGGATCTCGCGCGGTGGGAAGCCCGCTTCGGCCAAGACCTGTCGCGCATGGTGGCCTCGGCGCAGAAGTATGCGCCTAGCGAGGAGCGCATTGCCGAGATCGCGCCTGGCGGTCTTTTCATGGGCATGGAGGCTCTGGGCGATCTGACGCGCAACGTGCGCTGGGCCGTCAAGGGCCTGGTGCCGGAAGATAGCATGGGCATGATCTTTGGTGCGTCGGGGACGTACAAGTCTTTCATCGCCATCGACCTTGCGATGCACATGGTCCACGAAATGGAATGGGCCGGTAAACGCACAAAGAAAGGCGCAATCGCCTATCTTGCGGCTGAAGGCGGTGCCGGTATCTACCGGCGTCTGGTGGCTTGGCACAATCAATTTGGCCTCGTGCCTGACAACAGCATCAACATTTGTATCACGCCTTTGCTTCTGTCGGCCTCTGAAGAGGTCGCGGCCATGAAGGCGGCTATCGCTGCATTGCCAGAGCGTCCTAAGCTGGTGGTGATCGACACCCTGTCCCAGACCTTCAACGGTGACGAAAACTCATCCAGTGACATTGGTGATTATCTGCGGATGATCAACACCGAGATCAGGGCGGCGTTCAATTGCACGGTTATCGTCGTTCACCACACAGGCCACAGCGCGGCAGAGCGCCCGCGCGGTTCGTCTGCCATCACGGCCAATCTGGATTTTATCCTTGGCGTGTTTCGCCCAGATCCTGAACGCCCTATCGCTCGCCTGTCTGTCCACAAGATGAAGGACGGCGACAAGGTTGATGATCTCTATTTCGAGATGACGCGCTCTGTCTTGGGCCATGATGAGGACGGGGACGAAATTTCATCCCTTGTTGCACGTCACACGGCTGCACCAGAGGCGGCAGAAGGCAGCGGTCGGTTCAGTAAATATGATGCCTTGTGTGTCAAAGCCCTCGCCTCTGGCGGCTTGGTTAGCGAGCACGATATTAAGAAATTGGCCGACAAGGGTGACAACGAAACGGCTGTGACCAAAGGCATAAAACGCGCCCTCGAAGGCATGAGCAAGCGAGGGTTAATCAAGGGCCACGGGGCCGGAGTTTGGCAAAGGATAGCATAATGCGACTTAAGACAATCTTAGAAGAGGTCGAAAACAGGCAACTCGACCGTATCGAAAAAAATCAATGGTACGAGCGCTTCGCCTACATCTCTGTAGACGATAGCTTTTTCGACATGCAGGACCGGCGAGAGATCCCTCGCGGCACGTTCAACTCTCTGTTCCGGCATCTCAATTGCCGCAGCATTCACCACAACAGGCGCATTGAGGCGTCGGTTTGCTATGACGAAAACCGCAATGCAATGAACGGCAAGATCCTTGCCGGCATAACCTATGCACCTGGCGAAAGTGTGTTGGTCGCCCGCAACGGCGAGATCTTTGGCAACAGGTGGATGAACACGCGCCCTCCGATCTCTGAAAAAAATGTAGAGCCGCAGCGTTGGCTCGACCATTGCAAAATCTTGATTCCGGATGATTACGAGCGCAACCACATCTGGGATATGATGGCCTACAAGCTCCAAGTGCCTCATCGCAAGATCAATCACGCCTGTCTCCACGGCGGCGTCGAGGGTTGCGGCAAAGACACGATGTGGGCACCCTTTATCTGGGCTGTTTGCGGTCCTGACCTTCGCAACCGTGGCCTTGCCAGCAATGAAACCCTGTCGTCGGCTTGGGGCTATCACCTCGAAAGTGAGGTGCTGATCATCAATGAATTGAAGGAGCCTGATTCGCGTGAGCGGCGGGCTTTCGCCAACAAGCTAAAGCCTGTGATCGCGACGCCGCCCGATATGATCACGGTTCACCGCAAACGGCTGCATCCCTACGAAATGCTCAATCGCTCCATCGTGATCGCGTTCAGCAATGAGGCTGTGCCGATCAAGCTAGAAAATCAGGACCGGCGTTGGTTCTGCGTTTGGTCACACAATGGCCGGATGAGCGAGTTCGATTCCAAGAGCATGTGGGATTGGTACGAAACGGGCGGCTATGAGTCTGTGGCCAAATGGCTTTGGAATCGCGACGTGCAAGCGTTCAATCCCGGCGCTGCGCCGCCCATGACCAAGTTCAAGCACGACCTGATTTCGTATAACATGACCACCGCGGAGAGTTGGATCTTGAGCCAAGTTCAATTGCGCGTCGGTGCCTTCGAGCGCGGTATTATCGGGACGCCTCTGTTTGAAACCCTAAAGATGGTCAACAAGGAAGCGCCGGAGGGCATCAAGATCTCTCACACCATGATGAAACGGGCCTTGCGAGACGGCGGCTGGGTCGATGCTGGCATGGTCGGATCTTCTGACTATCCGGTCAAGAAACGGATCTTCGCAATTCCCGAATTAATCGAACGCCACACACGCAGCGATCTTCGCCGCTTGTGGGAGGGCGGGCATAGGCGAGAGATCATCGCCAAACGATATGCCGCTTATTATAAAAAACAGGCCGAAAAAGAAGATCCGGCCTAAAATAAAGCCCCCGCTGGATGTTTCCGGCGGGGGCTTTTTCATGATCCATAGACGTTCTTGGTGGCCCATGCGCCTAGGCGTCTAAGCCCTCGGTT